CAAATGCATGAATTAGAATTTAATGTTTCTAATGAAGAATTAATTTCAATTACAACTTGTATAATATTTGAAAGCGATTTAATTTCTAAAATTTCTAAAATTTCAAACATTTAATTTTTCACTCACTCAATCTTTTCACTCACTTAAAAACTCAAACAAAATGGAAACTAAACAACAAATCAACAAAGCAGAATTAGTAACATCATTACTAAAACATCTAATAGAAAATGATGAAAACTATTTATCAATTGCTGAGAGATTAAAAACATTATTTTTTATGCGTGATCAATTAAATAAAGAAGTATCAAATGATCCATTAAATTATATTGGAACTGAAGAGTTTCATAAAATGTATGCAACAATTGATTCTATAAAAGTTAATTTAATTTCTAAAATTTCAAACATTTAATTTTTCACTCACTTAATTTTTCAAACACTTAAAACTAAAACAACATGGAAACTTCAATCAACATCAACAACCTTTCAAATTCAGAAATTGAATTAATTGCTAAAGTTCGTGAAGAACAATTACAATTAGAACAAACTAGACGAGATGAATTAAATAAAAAAAGAAATGATTTAATTCATACAATTAAAAAAGAAGTTGATCAAGCGAATAAGCAAGTAGAAGCGGCAACTGAATATTTTAATGAATTAAATAAATTAAATCCTGATTTTTACGAATTAATATTAAATGAACGTAAAATACAAAAGAACCTTTATGATATTTATTTTGGTAGTGGAGTAATTGAAACATTAGAAGAAACAGTTAATGTTGCCACAATTAAAGTATTAAATAAAGATTATAAACAAGAAATAAATATTGAATTGCATATTACGTATTCATCAAGATGGGACGTTAGAGGTACTAATAATGGATATAAGATGACAATTAAAGATGAGAATTATAATACTAAATATTATAAGAATGTAAAAACATTAAATGAAAAAATAACTTCAAAATTAGATTCTATTAATAATGCTAGATTATCTAAAGAAAAACAATTAGATGCTTTAGAGAATGCCGTGTATGAATTAAATATGCAATATGGTAATCAAGCTGAAATAACGACATCAAAAGGGTATAAAAGATATGGGACTAAATATTCAGATTATTCTGAATACGATATTATAATAGTTAAATTTAATAATGGAATTAAAGCGACATTTAGAGTTTACTCAGATGGATCATTAGGAAAAGAAAGCGTTGAATATCCATGTTCAGCAAATGAATTACTAGAGAAACTATCGCAAATATCATTTTAATCACATCAGACGCATTCTTATGGCTTCAACTGTTAAATACTATAGAAACAAAGAGAAGATTCACCAGAGCGCTTCTAATGCGAAAACGGCAATAGGAATAGTGGCTAGGATTCTGGATGAATACATAGCCGATGACAACAAATCAAAATATTATTCAGTAATAAATCAAGATCATAAATCAATAATCGTATTTATTAATCATAGTAATTGTATTAACACATTAGAATTTTATAATAATTGATGAATATTAAAATCAAAAGAGGTGGTTGGAGGCCTAATGCTGGTCGTAAAAAAAAGTATGATGAAGATACTGAAATGACTTGCTTTAGGCTTCCAATTTCACATAAAAAGAAAATCAAGAAAATTGTATCAGAGTATTTAAAAACAATTGAAATAAATAGAAATGATGGAAACACCACAAAATGATTTAAAATTAGACCACGCGCTTCCAAGCGCTATTATTGAACAAACAATCAATATCATTAAAGAAAAAGTTGGTGATGCTGATAATGGGAAATTTCCAATAATGATATTAACTGCATTAAAGAATAGATTAGAAATTGAAGAAAAACATTATATGCAAAAATCATATATAGTAGGATGGGATTGTGGTTGGGAAGAATGTGGATCTAATTATAGAGATAAAAAAGATGAGAAATTAATTATTGATTTTGAAACATTTTATAATAAAATAAAAAATGAACAGTAATAATAAATCGCCGATTACACAATTAATCGAATTATACGTTGATAAATCAGAAAGTGCATATAATAAACATTTGGAAACAATGCACACTGATATTAAAACAAGTGAAAAATACTATGATCGTTGTCATATAATTGGTAATTTAAAGCAGCAATTAGTTGACGAATTTCTAATTATTGAAAAGAATTATATTCTAGAATTAATTGATGAAATCAAAAATCATTTAATTAATAATGAAAAAGAATTAATTGGAGACAATGATTATTTTAATAATGATTTTTGGAAAACAAAATAATTATGGTAAAAACTAAAACTAGAACACTATTCTACAATGACGTAGAAATAGAAGTGGAATACGAATACGAGCCATTTGATGCAAATGAATACAATAGCACAGGACTTGGCGGGGGAGTTGAAATATTAAAAGTTTATGCTATTAAAAAAGATATAACAGAATTATTCTTTTATAAAATAGACATAGCTCATTTAGAAGAAAGAATATTAGACATAGAAGAAAATGAATAAGATCTTCGTAGAAACGCTTATTGGCTCATTGGCAATAATTCTTATAGGGATTGGAATATCGTTAATCCTGGCGCATCTATTTTACAATTGGCTTGAAAATAAAGATTGATGTAAAAAAAGAAATAGAAAATTATGGCTGAATCAGCAATTAAATATTTAAAAAGATTAGTATTCCCATATCTTACTCATGAAGAAAAAATGTTTACTGGTAAATTCTTTTATGAAGCAGAGATGATGGAGAAGGAGCAGATAAAAGAGGCTTACATATTACCATTATCATCAGAATATTGGTTTAAAGACGAAGATTTTTTTCAAACAGAAGCAGAAAAATACTACAACGAAACCTATGGAAAATAATTTATTATTTATACCATGTGCAATTGAATCAATTAGCACTAGAAAAGATAAAACATTAAAAATAATAATTGGAACACAAGAATTAAATCCATTATCAATGTCTAATCTATTAGATCAATGGTCAAATGGTTATGGAATAATGGCATTTAAAAAAGAAGAATTTAATATCCAAGAAAAAGAATTATTAGAATCAATTAAAATAAATCAAGAAGAATTAAATACTAAAACACCATCACAAAGATTAAGATCTGTATTATATATCTTATATACAAAAAATAATGAAGGTTATAATGATTTCACTAATTACTATCTATCTAAATTAGAAAAGATAATACAATCAATCACAAAAAAAATAGATCAATACGACAATAATTTTTAATTAATTATTTTTTTAGTTTTGTAAAAAATATTATATGCCATTAATGCAAGGTGAATCACAAGCAGTGATAAATGCTAATATTAAAAAATTAGTAGAAGAAGGCTACACAAGATCACAAGCTTCAGCAATAGCATATAATGAAGCAAAAAAATCAAAAGATAAAAGATTAAATAAATTATATGCAAACAGGTCGTAAAACATTATATAAAAAAGAATTCGATAATATGGCATATAAATTATGCTTATTAGGATATACAGACGATGATTTAGCAGAATTCTTTGAAGTAACAAAACAAACCATAAATCATTGGAAACACAAGCACGATAGCTTTTTTGACTCGTTAATACGTGGTAAATCACATGCCGACGCTGAAGTAGCAAATGCATTATATAATCGTGCAATTGGATTAATTGTAAAAGAAGATGCCGTAACTAGAGATGGTAATATCGTTACATTAAATAAACAATTAGCTCCAGATGCTGCAGCGGCTAAGCATTGGTTATCTAATAGACAACCTAAATATTGGCGTAAAGAAAATGATCATAATTTAAATATTAATAATGTCGAGCCATTAGTAATTATTAGAACTGAAAAAGATAATAATAATAATTAATGCAATTTAAATTAACCGCTACTCAAACAGAGGCGTACGATTTAGCTATTAATAATAAGAAAAGAGTTATAGTATTCGGCGGCGCAATTAGAGGCGGAAAGACATATTGGCTATTATTAACTATATCATATTTATGTTTACGCTATCCAAGATCACGATATGCGATAATTCGTAAATCATTGCCAGATTTAAAACGTACTACGTTTCCATCATTTACTTCAATATTAAATGATGGATTAATTAATTATTTAAAATCGTGGAATAGAGATACAAATGTTGTAACGTTTATTAATGGTAGTGAATTAATATTTATGTCTGAATCTTATGATGATGATAAAGATTTAAATAGATTTAGAGGATTAGAAATTAATGGCGCTGGATTAGATGAAATAAATGAATTACAAGAAGTAACATTTTATAAGGTACAAGAAAGAATTGGTAGTTGGAATAAAGCAATTGGTAAGCCTCCAATAGTTTGCTTAGCAACATGCAATCCGGCACAAAATTGGGTAAAAGAATTAATATATAATCGATATAGAGAAAATACATTACCAGATAAATGGGAATATATTAATTCAAAAATAACTGATAATCCTTATTTAGATCCTGAATATTTAGAATCATTAAAAGAATTGCCACCTATTCAATATGCTAGATTTGTTGAAGGCGATTGGGATATTTCTGATGAAGTAGTTAATCCATTTTTATATTCATGGAATGATGATAAGAATATCGATGACTCTATTATTTTAAATAATAATTTACCTGTATATATTTCTGTCGATTTTAATGTTAATCCATTATGTGCATTAGTGATTCAAAATATTGGAAGAGATAGTTATATCGTTGATGAAATTAAAATTGAAAAGGGTAGCATAGACGCATTCTGTGATCGCGTTATTAGTTATGGTATTCCTAATGGATTATTGCGCATCACAGGCGATGCAATGGGCAAGGGATCATCAATTCAACAAAGAGATAATTCTTCGGCTTATTCACAAATAAAAAGAATATTAAAATTAGTAGATAGCCAAATAATTATTCCAGCTAATCCGACTCATTATAATTCTAGGATAGATTGTAATAATGCTTTAAATAGATTAAAAATAAAAGTTAATTCTAAGAAATGTAAAGGATTTGTATTTGATGCAAAGCAAGTACAATGTGATGCTGATGGAAAGATAATTAAATCAAATAGAAATAATTTAGCACAACGAGCAGATTTATTAGATTGTTTTAGGTATTATATTAATGCAATAATTAAAAGATATTTATAGATTTGTAATTAATAAAATTACAATATCATGTGTGATTGCCATAAATGCTTTAATTCAGGAATTATTGTTGACTATTGCAATAGCGGAATTAAATTCGGTGTAGCGCCAGTTAATTTTAATTTAGTTGTAAATGTCCAACATAATGCCACTAAAAAGATCCAAACATTTGATGTTATTAGTGATGAATTTGGTATGATTGAAATACCGAATATTAAATTAGATAATATGCAAGGATATACGATCACGTTGCGTAATTGTAATAAATTTATTATTTGTGAAGTAGAATATGATTGCATCACATTTAAAGTATCTAATACATCTAATTATACATTAGAAACTCCAATTAATATAATTGAATGCTCATGTCCAGAATTAAATCCATAATTAAAAAGATTAAAGCAATTATTAAAGGATGGTGGTTCTTGATCACTGATAATAAGACTTCTAGATTAGTATCAGAGCCGAGAATTAAAATATGTAACAATTGCGAATACAAAAATAAATTAACTAATTCATGTGAATTATGTGGGTGTTTTATTCCTGCTAAAACAAGAGTAATAGAAGAAGAATGCCCAAATAATATGTGGTAATGTTTATTATAGTTGACACGGTAATTTATTTAGTAGATCATTCTATTGAGGATGAAGAAATAAGAAGTCTAACTACTCAAGAAGTTGGATATACAAAAGCATTAATAGCAATTAAAGATATATCCTACGCTTATCAAAAGAAAGATAATGATCATTGTCAAATAATATTTAATAATGGTCATGTAATTGAAATAAAAGAAACTGTAAATGAAGTTATTGAAAAGATTAATAAAGCGTCTTTATTACAAAAAATCCAATAGTAAAATAATTGAATATAATTTAATTGAATTATTTAATAGAGACGGAATTAAATATTATAAATTCCCTAAGGAAACTAATATGCCATTGGAAAGATTCGCTATGGCAATGTCTTTGCTGGAAAGACTTTCATGCGGATTAAGTGGAACAGAAATGGAGAGCATATTAATTAAAATGGAAGAAGCATTATCTAGCGGATTGTCTAATCCAAAAAATGCTGCATTAGTTGCTGCATATATTCATGTAATTAGAGAAAGGCAAAGCACAGTAATTCATAGAGATATTTTATTAAATATTGCAGCGACTTGGATTATTAGAGAAGACGAAGATCCTACAATAATTAATGATGATATTCATAGAAATAAATTAGAAATATTCGAAGCGATGTGTAAGGAGGGATCGCATGATTTTTTTACCAAAGCGCATATAGAGCCACTAATTCCCTTGCTAAGTATTACGCCAGAAGAATTTCAGATATTATGGGAATACAATTTGACACAAATAAAACAATTAAACGATATTCTCAAGCGATTGAATACTCACCTAACTATAGAGCATCGAAAATTAAAAAGCAATTAAATGAAACTTTGATGGATATTGTTGATTCAAATATTGCCGAATTTAATTTGATAAATAAATCAAGTGTAGATTTATTTTTAATTAAATTTGAATACAAATTTAAATCTAATCAAAGTGTCAAAGGTACTAATTCAATATGAAGCTGATGTAACATCATTAAAGGCCGCTGTAAATGACGTAGTTAATTTAAATGATGATATTGTTACAGCGGCGCAAAAGAGCGCAAATGAGGTAGGGAAAGCATACAAAGGAGCCGCAAAATCAGTTACTGGTGCATTCGCAGTTAATGATGTAAAAAATACATTAAAAGGCCAAACAGATGCATTAAATGAAGTTGCTAATTCAACGCAAACGGCTGGCGCAAGATTAAAACAATTAAAAGCCGAATTAAATTTATTAGCAATTGAAGGTAAAATTGGATCTGATAGATTTAAAGAATTATCATTAGAGGCTGCCAAATTATCTGATACAATTGGTGATACCGCATCTAATGTAAAGAATTTAGCTTCAGATACATTTAAATTTGATGTAGCTGTAGAAGCCACACAGGCACTTGCCGGTACATTTCAGGTGGCGATTGCAGCGTCAACATTATTTGGTGCCGAGACACAAGATTTACAAAAACAATTAGTAAAAGTAAATGCCACAGTTGCATTAGCAAATGGAGTAAATCAATTAGCTGGAATATTTTTAACTGAAAATAAATTAAAAACACAAGCATTAGCTACTGCGACAAAAGTATATACATTCGTCACAACTGGAGCCACAACAGCCACAAAGCTTTGGAGAGCAGCATTAGTGACTATTGGAATTGGTGGATTAATTACTGTATTAGGATTATTATTTGATAAAATAACCGGTACTTCAAAGGCAACTGAAGAAGCTACCGATAGTGCACGTGAATATCAAAAAGCAATTGATGATTTAAATAAATCAGTTGGTAAATCAGCAACATCTGCCGCTAATGCACAAATTGAATTATTAAATAAACAAGGAAGAATAAGTGATGAAACATCAAAGAAATTAATTGCTGCAAATAATTTAAATACTGCAATTAGCGATAATAATACTGCCGCTAAAGAAAAAGAAACTGAAGCATTTAAAAGATTTGAAGAACAAAAAGTAAAAGATAAAGAATTATTTGGAAAAGAATTACAAGTCACAAGTGATCAATTAAATAAAGATTTAAAGGCTATTGAAGAAGAAAGAGTAAATAATGAAAAAGCATTAAATTCTAAATTACAATTAGATATTATAGCCATTAATGAAGACGCGGCAAATAAGCGCAAAGTTGCCGCTGAAAAAGCTATTGAAGAAACAAATAAATTATCTATTGAAAGATTAAAAATAATTCAACAAGGATTAAAGAGAGAAGAAATTATATTAGGAATAAATGAAGAATTAAAGATTAAACAAATAAAGAATAATGCTGATATAGAAAAACAAGAAGCTAGGAATTCAATTAAAAATGCTGAATTATTAAATGCTACATTATTACGAATTGAAGCAGAAAAGAATTTAGAAATTGAAAATATAAAATTTGAATTTGCTAAGAAAGAAGCAGATAATGAAATAAAGAAATTAGAAATACTATCAACGCTAAAAAGATCAACATTAAATGATGAATTAAAATTAATTGAATTTAGACGTGTATCACTAGAGAATCAAGCAAAGCAAGAAATTAAAAATAAAGAAGAATTAGAATTAAGAATAACTGAAATAGAAGCTAATGCATTAAATGAAAGAAATGAAGCACAATTTAATTACAATAAACAAATATCGGAATTGGCCGCAGCTCAATTAGAATTAAATAAAGCGCTTGGTGATCAAACATTGTCTAATGAGATTGGAATAATTAATCAGAAATTCTTATTAAGAGAACAAGAATTAAGAAATAATGCGGCTAATACTATTGAAGCTCAAAAGAAATTAAATGTAGATTTATTATTATTAGAACAAGAAAGAATAGATGAGATTAAAAAAATAAAAAATCAATCTATTATTGATGAAATAGAATTAGAGAATACAAAGCTAAAAACGTTGATAGAGATAGGAAATGGATCAATTAGTGATAGAATTAAATTAATTCAAAATGAAGGTGAAATAAGGAAAAAAGAAGTTGACAATGAAATAAAAGATGCAAAAAGAAAAGCCGCTGAAATTGAATTAATTAATGCAGAAACAGAAAGTGCAATTAGAAAAGAAAGAAAAAATAGTTTAGATGATGGAATTGCAAAAGCTGAAGAATATATTGGTGAAATACAAAATGTATTTGGCGCATTAAATGATTTATCAAAAGCCAATACTGAAGCCAGGATTAGCGATATTGAAACACAAAGCTCTGCTGAATTAGATGCAATTAATAGGGCACAAATAAGTGAACAAGAAAAGAATAAACAAAAGCAAGCATTAGAATTAAGGACAAATAGAGCAATTACAATTGAAAAAATTAAACAAGCAAAACGTGATAAAGCAATTGCGATATTTAATGCCGCAATTGATGTAGCAATGGCGATATTAAAAACTGGTGCTCAATTAGGTTATCCAGCTGCCATTCCATTTCAAATTGCTGCTGGAGTTGTTGGTGCCACGCAAATAGCGGCAATTAATGCACAACAATTACCTAAATTTAAAAAAGGTGGATTAATTAAAGGGCGTTTACATAGTGAAGGTGGAACGATAATTGAAGCCGAAAGAGGTGAATATATAGTTAATAGATCTCAATCTTCATTATATAAAAACGAATTAGAAGCAATTAATTCATCATCATCAGCTTTTAAGAAATTAATTAATGAAAAATATATTCGACCAGCATTAATTGATTTTGCGTTAAATTCTAAGAATTCAAATCCAATAATTAAAGCAACTCTTAATTCTAAATCAATGGAAAAAGAGATTAAATCTTTAAATAAGAAAATGAATAATAAGAATATTATAATTAACATTAACCAGAACGATTCTAGATACACATGGCAATAGATATAAGGTTTATCATAGATGGATCTGATAGAGGTCAACCACTAAATCCTAATGACTTTTCAATTAATATTAATGAAGAGATTTCTATTAATACAAGAATAACATCGTTCAATAATGATCTATTATTTAGCGGCGATATATTTAGTTATTTATATAATAAATTAAAAATAGGTGATGCTTGTTCATTATCTGAAGTCGTCGTCCAGTATTATTGTGGAAATAGTTGGAAAGAATTAGTTAGAGGTTATTTTGTAATATCAGAATGTATATTCGATTTAGAAAAATGTTTTGTAAAAACTAAATTATACGATCGAATATTCTCTACTAAAATAAATAATAACAAAGCAATTAAATTCTCAACGGCAGCAACTGTTACAAAGAATTTAGTGCCGACAATTCCAGCTAGGGTAATTATGGCTGAAGTATTTAATCCAGCAAATGGTTTGTATTTTACTGAAAAAGCAAATGTTAGTAGCGTATTTGAAGTATTTAAACACCTAATTAATTGCATGAGTGATGGATTAGTTGATTTTGCTTCAACATTCTTTTTTAATAAAGGAGAAAATGTTTCTCCATTACCTAAATTTGATGGTTTATTTATTTCAAATGGTAAATCATTATCTACTAAATCTAATAATGAAACAATGATTTCATTTCAAGATTTATTTAACGCATTAAATAAAAAATATAGATTAGGAATTGGATTTGAAATTCAAACAAATGGTAGACCATTATTACGAATTGAAGAAGCCGAATATTTCTTTGAACAAAATAGTAATTTATATTTTATTGATCAACCGAATATAACAATGCAATTCGAAACTGCTGAATTATATTCTGCAATTAATGTTGGTTGTAGTGAATTTTATAATCAATATGAATGCAATAATGGAAGTGGTGGTTGTCAATTCGCACAATTAACATATTATGGATTTAGAGATGAAACATTTGGACTAATAGGTGAATGCAATACCGGTGTTACATTAGAGGTAGTATCTAATGAAGTTATATTTGATCCTAATATAATTGAAGATTGTGTTAGATTTGGAAATGAATCATTTAATGATAATCCAATTTTAATTATTTGTCAATATTCAAGATTATTTGCGCCAATAACATATTTTGCTAGGGCACAAAAATTTGATCCTTATAATATTGGACAAACAATTTATAATGGCACATTAAATAACGAAAATGTATTATCTAATTGGATTAATGGTTATCCGCAATCAGTATATAATTATATTTCTGGATTTCCACCTGCATCAACAGTTGTTACAGCATTTCTTAGTCCACCTCCATTACAAACATTTGGGATAATTAATTCTGAATATACAAGGTTTAGCGAGTTTTTTGGATATTATATTATTTGGGGCCAAACAACAAATGATCCAGGAAGCAACTTTATTAATGGAAGAGATTATATAGTTCCATATAATGGAATATATACTGTGCAATTAATTTTATTAGCGTATTGCGATGGTGGCATAGCAAATGGGGCAGCAATAATAAATCATAGGAGTCCATCAGGAAATACTTATAATGATTATTCAACACCTTATCAATTATTTGATAATAACCAAGGAGTTGGACAACCGGTTTTTACATTGAATGTATCATTTGTGGCTCAAGCACAAGATCGGATTTCAATTGATTTTATTGCAATTGTGACTAATACAACTAATGCCAATGTAGTTATTGATAATTTTAATTCATTTCAATCTAATCCACAAAATCAATTATCATTTTTATCAATTAGCGGTCAACCATTGCAACCAACGGTTTTACAACCATACGATCCTAATGATTATAAGAAATTTGTTTATAAATTTACACGCAAATTAACAATGGATGAAATTACAACTGTGATTAATAATCCATCATTACCAATATTTTTAAATTATAGAGATGATAATTTTTCTACGATAAAAACATATATTAAAAATATTGATGTAAAATCAATTGTTACACAATCTGCTGATGTCCAATTAAAATCAAATCAAGTATTATAATGAGCTACGAATCAATTCCAAATCAACCATTAATATTTAGCGAAATAATTGAAGAAGGTTGCCCAGGTTGCAATTCTGAATTTGTTCAATTAGCGGATTTTAATGATCAATTATTTTATCAAATAGAAACTACTATTTGCGAAGATATTTATTTAAAATTTTATCAAGAGCAGTCTGTTGGTAATTGGTTTATTAATGGTTCATTTATTGGAAAAGCAGTTCCTGATAACGGAATATATAGCAAGCAATATTATAGAAATGATTTATCAGTAGTATTTAAATTAAATATTACAATATTGACAATTGAAGGTGAATTAAAATGCCAAATGACAATGGGCACTTTTCAATTATTTAATTCGCCAGGTAATTATGAATTTTATTTATCCACTAATAGTGGAAGTAATTTAGTAGCATTTAATTTTAGCGGATTAACATTTGCTGGCGAATTTATAATTAATTCAATAGAGATAATTCCAACTAATGCATTATTTACTGGATTAGTTGATCCTGAAACACTTACGCCTATTATTAGATTTAATCCAACATTAATTAGAAATAATCAATATTTAACTGCTGCAATTAATTTAGCTGATTATGAAATTCCAGAGGGTTGTTATCGTTTGGCTTATGCTGATTATTGTAATAATATATGCGCACAATATCATTTAAATAATCCATTATTCGTTGATGATAATGGATTATCATGGACCTCAACACCTATATTTGGTTCAGCAAATTGGGATTATTCATTTAATTATGCTGAAATATTATTTAATTTTGGTTTACCACAAGGCCAAACATTATTAACTAATTCAATTGAATTATGTACTGATGTAGAATATTCTGTTACAATTGTTGTAAATCAAATAAATGATGCAACATTACAATGCCAAATAGGTAGTCAATTATTATTTCCAATAATAACTACTCCAGGAACATATCAATTTAATGTTATTCCGACCGGATTAAATAATTTCCCATCATTATTAGCTACAGATGATGCTGATCCTAGTGTTCGTGGCTATGTTCAAGTGTCTAAATTTGATGTTAGAATGTTTAAAGAATGGGCTATTTATGATAAATATTCACCAATAATTAAAGTTGGAGAATATAATGATGAATGTAAATTTTTTAAAATAGAAGGTTGTAATGCCGAAAATCAATTCGGTCTTGGATTTAGTGGCACTTCATTTTTACCTGGAATTAGATTAGAAGGAAGGAAATTTAGAGCACAATATTTAGCCGATATTGAATTATTTAAATATTCATCAGGAAAAACAGTAACGGCTTTTTATGATAGAAAAAAGAAATGGACATTTAATTTTGGTCGTTTGCCGGAGTACGTTTTAGATTTTCTAAGTATAATATTTTATTTTGATAATTGCTATATTAATGGCGAATTATATGCGCCATCTGAAGATCAATTTCCAGATATAGAATATAATGACGCAGATAATTTAGGTGATTTATCAATTGATTTAATTAATAAAAATGAAAGAATTAAAAAATCAATATGTTCAGCATCAGATGCTAATTGTTTACCAACCATATTGGATATTAACGATGAGCCATTTTTATTGAGCCAATTTGAAGATAGATTAATTACTCAATCTAATATTAATTTATATCAAGAATAATTAATTATATTTGTAACACTTTAATGCAAAAACGTAGGCATAATTTAATTCAGCCTAATTAATGAATTAATTAACCAATCTAAAATTTAAAAAATGTCTTGCGTATCATTTTGTTCATCAGACTTGCCAGATCATAATTTAGTTGATTGTGGTGAGTATAAATTGGGTGGCGTTTCAGCTATTCTTATTGGCGCTTGTGGTACTGAATTAGTTGATCCTTCAGATGATGAAGCTATTAATAATTTAGTTACCGCCGATCTTGCAGTATTAATTAAAGATATTAGATTCTCAATGGCCGCTGGAAGTCCAATTACGGTTGATTCTCCAATTGGTTGTGGTGTACCTATTAGAATTAATGAAGATCGTACAGCTACATTATTTGACGCTAACGTTACCGATGAGAATGTTGCGTTTTGGAATGATATTAATGGTCGTCGTATTGCTTGGATTCTTGCTTATTTATGTGATAGTAATAAAGTAATTTATATTGATCCACCGCAAGGAATTACGACTTCTTGTGCATTCATTATTCCGGAACAAAACAATGAATTACAACGCTTTGAGGCTACATTTTCTTGGAGGGATAAAAATATTCCACTTCAATATCCTGCGCCTCCAGGTGTGTTCTAATTAATTTATTTTTTTAATAAAGCCTCGCTTAATGTGGGGCTTTTTTATTTAATTTGTATTTATAATTAATAATTAAATAATTATGGCAACAAGTAAGAAAACAAAAAAGCAAGTAGTTGTATCTGAAAGCATTGATAATACTACTGAAATAAATGAAGTAATACAAGAAAATAAAGATCCATTAATAAATAATAAAGCTATTGGTTTGGATTCTAATAATTTTTTTGTTTTAGAAAATTCTTCAGAAATTAATTTATTGGAATTTGATTTAGATTATGTTGTGGTAAATTCTATTTCCACATGGACAAAAGCTATTTCTGAATTTAAATTAATTAAAAAACATTTATCAACAAATGGTGTTATTGTCTATTTAAAACATGATAATAATGAACTAAATAAGTTTATTAATTATATTAAAAACAATAGACATAATGCTGTTGAATTTAAAAACGACTTTTATATCGTTCAATAACTAAAAAGCAAAATTCGAGCAAATAAAAAGCAAGAATTGAGCAAAGCTAAAGCGTATAAATATAATTATAAATATAAATATAAATAAATAACATGTTTTGTAGAACTAAGAGTTGCGGATCAAATATCATTAATAAACCAACAACTAAAGCAATAGCGTAATGGCATTAAGCGTCATAGAAATAAATAGCATATTAAATGATTTTATTTCTAAATATAAAAATTGGAGTGCAAAGTCGTCTCAATCTCCTTATGATCAAATATCAAAAGAGAGAATTAATGTGAGTAAATATCCTGAATATTGGACAGGATATAATTACGCAGCTTCAATGTATGATGCTATAAAGCCACATTCAAGAGCTGATATATATCCTGAGCATTTATTCGCCGTACGCGCGCCTAATCAAACTGAGGAGCAAGCCAGATATATTAAGGCTAATTATAAAGCAATAACACTTGGTGTTTTTGAAGATTTTAAAGCCACAATTAGTAGGGCATTTGCTGATCAAAATTGGAGTATTAGATATAGCGAAGAAAAAGATGTACGTTTTGGTGACGAAACATTTCAATCTTATGTAAATAAAGAAATTGAAAATTATGGATCTATTGAAGCATTTGCTAAAAGTATGATCCCTTCATTAAAATTAGTTGATGCCAATGGTATTATAGCTATTTATCCAACTCAAATTAATTATACTACAATAGAAGAATCAAATGAATTAGATGATGATATTATAGATAATGAATTAATTAGACCATTGCCAAGATATTACCCATGTAAATCAATTGTTGGCCAAGAATTAGGAAGATGGTATTTAGTTATTAGTGATGAAAAAACAATAATTAAATCTAATAATAAAGATATTAAAGAAGGTTTGATTTTAGAATTATTTGATGATGAATATATTTATCGAATAAAACAAATAGGAAAAAAATCTGATTTTAGATTTGGTGAGGTAGAAATTTATTTCAAGCATGATCTGGGTTATGTTCCATGTATTAAATTAATGGGAACTCCGCAATTAATAGATCAAACAATTGCATATCAATCTCCATTTATTACAGCAATTCCATTATTAGAACAAGCATTATTAGATGAAAGTTATTTGCAAATAAGCAAGGCCGGTAGTGCGTTTCCATTTATGGTAGCGCTTGGTGAAATTTGTGAATTTACGGATCGAGAAGGAAATAAATGTGATAATGGTAGAATATTTGATTCAATTAATGGAGGATTTAGAACATGCCAATCATGTAGTGGCGCTGGAGTTAAAAGTAGATTTAGTCCAAGTGGAGCGTTATTAGTAAAGCCTAAAACATCAATGAATGATGGTGATACGGGTATTAGCGGTGATTATTTAAAATTCGTTTCGCCGCCTATGGATACGCTTAATTTTTTAAGAAGTGAAATAGATTCTTTATTATCAAAATCAAGATCTATTTTGCATTTGCCATCATCTGATGCGGCAATATCAATTGGCGAGTCTCAAACAGCAACTGGATCATTAAATAAATTAAGAGCGTTACATGCTTTTATTAAACCAATATCAGATCAAATATTTACTATTTACGAATTTGTTTTAGAAACAATTGGCAGAATGCGTTATGGTGAATATTTTGGAGGATTTAATTTGGTATATCCAACATCATTCGATATTAATACCCCAAGTGATTATCTGGCTTTGATTTCAGAAGGTCAAAAAGCTGGAGTTGCGCCATCAATTACATTCGCGAATATGTATAATTATATTAAAGCAATTAATTATACAGATGAAGAAACAACCGCTATTTATGATTTAATTCTAGAAGCTGATGAATTATTATTAATGAGTAGTGCTGATATTATTGCAAGAGTAGCCAATGGATCTATTGAAAAATGGCAAGATGTTTTACATTATTCTGCGCCACAATTAATCATGTATTTAATTCGCAATCATATTGCCACTCCAGAAGCGCCAAGATTCATTGATTTACCTATGAATGATAAAGTATCTTTATTAAAGCAATTAGCTGTTTCTAAGATAGTAGAGCAATTAGATCCAATTGAGCAAATAAGACAAGATTTATTAAATGGCGTCAATTGATAAAATAGTAAAACAAAAAATTAAATTATTAGAGGAAACTCCAAATAAATTAATTGATGAATCTAAAAGAGTAGAATTAAAAGTTTGGAAACAATTACTACCATTAATTAAAGAATTAGAAGTTGATAGTAAGACTGGATCAATAATTCAAAGCGATAGCAACATAAATAAAATTGCATCAATTACAGATGCATTTAATAAATATTTAGCCGGTGATGAATATAGAGTTGCAATTAAAAATTTCTTAAATGCAATTGATAAAAATGTAAAATTAACTAATGATATTGCTAGGGAAATTGAAAAAGGATTTGAACCAACTGAAGCTCAAACTAGATTAATTCAAATTACAAAGCAAAATGCAATTGATGCATTTGTTGGAAGCGGATTAAAGAATAATGTAACTCGTCCATTTTTAGAACAACTAACAGCCAATATTGCATCTGGGGCAACACTTACAGACGCGGTAAATAGCTTAGAAAAAATAATAATTGGTGATAAAGAAAATGATGGAAGATTATTAGCGAATACTAAGACAATTGCAAAAACTGCACAAACAATTGCTAATAGTAGTTATAATGCAGCAATTTATGAATATTTAAATATTGAATGGTTTAGATATGTTGGCGGAGAAATACCGACTACTAGAGAATTTTGTAGAAATAGAGAAGGCGGTATATTTCATAAAAAAGAAATTGAAATGTGGGGCGAAGGAAAAAATAGTGCAGGAATAGATGATATTGAAGATGGAACATGGTCTGGAAGGATTGATGGCACAAATGAAAAAACTATATTTGTTAATAAAGGTGGTTGGGAATGTAGGCATGAATTTGTGCCAATAAATAAAGAACAAATACCGGATGAAATAATTCAAAGAGTAAGAAATGAAGGATTTATTGAATAAAAAATTTATTAAAATAGCTATGCCGGATGGTAAAATAAAAGAGGCTAATGGATTAGTTAAAAAATATTTATTATCAATTGGCGGAAGAGAATTAATTTTACAACCTATAAATTTTAATTATGAAAATGAAACAAGAAGAAGCGATGGAATTAGTGAAATTCCTAAATCTAGAAGAGGCAGAAAATCTAGACGAAGCGAAAAATAAATTTCAAGAAAATTGGATTCAACAAAAAGAATTAAATTCTAAAATTGGAAAAATAACTGGATCTATTAGTAATGTTACCAGGAAAGCATTTGAACCATTTGGAGTTACATTAAATGAAGATGATTTTAAAGAACAAAAAATCGAAGATGTTTTACGTTCTGCATCTGAAAAAGCTAAAATAGAATTTGAAAAACAAAAAGACGAATGGGAAAAAAGAGCTAGTAAAGATGGATCAAGTGATTTAATTAAAGAATGGGAAAAAAAATATTCTAATTTAGAGAAAAAATTTAATGAAACAGATTCAGCAAGGCAAGATGCCATTGTTCAATTTGATAATTTTAAAATTAAAGTAGAAGAAGAAAAAAAGGAATTAAAAATTAATTCTGTTTTTGAAAAAGAATTCGCATCAATTAAAGTGGATCCAACGATAAATCAATTGACTATTAAAGGATTTAAATCTGATTTATCTGAAAAATATATATTTGATTTAGACACTGATGGAAGCGTGATCATTAAAGATAAAAAATCACAGGAAAGAATTAAATCAACAATTAAGGCTGGTACTTTTTTAGGAATTAATGATGTTTTAATTAAAGAGGCTACTGATGCTGGAATAATTCAAAAAAATCCACATGCCGGTAAACCAAATTTAAATAAGTCATTTATTGTTCCTATAGAAAATAATAATAATTCAAATAAACAAAAAGGAGTTAATCCTAGATTTTTTGGAGGAGTATAATTATGCCAGAATATGAAGGTTATACAGTCACTGTTTCCAATAGAGAAGGAAAGAAATATAAAGCCATAGATGATGATGGTAATGAAGTTCATTTCGGCGCTTCGGGCTATAGGATTAAACCAGGAACAATTGCAGGGAATTCTTACTGTGCACGTAGTAGTGGCATCGCTTCTGAGAAAGGCTCAGCGAATTGGTGGGCAAGGCAATTATGGAGTTGTGAAGGTAAAAAATCTATTAATGAAAAACCTTTTTTCGGCAAAATAGAATTATAATTTAATTAAATATTTTAATTAATTAAAAGCTCGATTAATTCGGGCTTTTATTTTTTAATTTAAAATAAAAAATTATTTTTGTAATGCATTAGAGTACATAGTAGTTTGGCGAAACTTTAAACGCATTTGTAGGTCTAAATTTACTAAACCTAAATTAGTAATATAACCAAATAAATATTTTTAAAAATGCCTATTTCTTCGATTTTGAGCGAATGTCCTAATATACAAATGGCGCTCAGTGAATTATTTATGGAAGTTGGTCAACGTGAATCGTTGCCTTTTATCGAATTTTTAAATTCGCCTGAAAATGTGAAAATGATTAAACAAGAAATTTCACCAGGTGGAGGAAAATTAAAAACAGTTGAAGCTCGTTGGATCCAACGTCTACCTGAAACTGTTGTAGAAGAAGGTGAAGATATTCTCACTTGTACATCAACTAATACCTACGGTGATACAACCACAACGTATACATTAGAATCTTCAGATACGTATATCGCTAGTCAATTAATTAAAGCTGATGAAATTGCTCGTCATTGCCAAGCAAATAATGTTTACATTATGGAGGCAATTATGCGATTAATGAATGCGATGGATCGTAAAATTAATTCAGTCGCCGCTACTCAAGCCGTTGCCGGTATTGGGAATTGGGGTACTGATGTTGAAGATTTCTACACTGTAACTGGTGATTGTCTTACAATTGCTACAATGAATGGGGACACAGAACCAAACCCATTTGCCTTGGCTGATATAACTCAGGCGACGCGTATGGCTAATTATCCTGGAGCTCCAATTGCATTTGGTGGACCAGCAATGCAGCGTTATGCAAATGCGGTGCAAGCTGGTTGTTGCACCCAATACGGAATTGATTTAGCTACAATTACCGCGCAGAATGGCTTTGGATTCGCTTACGATGCTCGTGTTGCTGAAGCATTGGGAAGTGTTAATAAAGCGCTTGTAACAACACCAGGTGCAATACAGTGGTTATCGTATAATTTAGCTGGATGGAATGCAAATATGCAACCAATTGCCGGAGCTAATTATACTAAAACACAAGTAATTACTCCATCTGGCGTTCCGTGCGATTTAACATTAAAAGATGATTGCGGTAATTTATCAGTTGTATTAACTACAGTTGGTAAAGTAATTACATTGCCATCAACGATTTATCAAGCTGAAGATAAATATGCAGGTGTTAATTATGTTAACTGTGTGACTATTGTAAACCCGTAGAGGGCTCGCAATTTTTATTATCACAAAGTGATGAAGAATTGTTGAGCCAACTAGGTGACAATTTAGTGTCGGAATAATTAAATAGGGGATTAATGTCCCCTATTTTTTTTTATATATTTACATTATAAAAAATTAATTATGTGCTATGAATCTTTAGTTGGTTTAAAAGGTTGTGGAGATCAACAACCATCAACAGGATTATTTATTGATACATTAGGTATTAACGAATCTTTTTTAGGCCAATTAATTACCGATCAATATGATACAGGCTATGATTTATTTATAGATAAATTAGGTTTATCTTATAAAAGAATTAGTAGCGAAATATTAAATAAATTATCTCCAGCTTTAAAAGCTGATACAATAATTGAAAATAGAAGAATTGGGCAATTATTAACTAATTATAAAAATTATCAAACGCCTTTGCCAAGTGGCGTTTATGGCGGTATTAGAGTAAGAATAAATCCAAATGAAAATTCATTTTTAAATTTTTATTTAAGTGATATAACTTTAAATATTGATGATATAAATATTAGTGAAACTATTTATGTATTTGATTTAAATAGAATGAAATTAATTGAATCATTTCTTTATGATCAAGGATCTATATCTCAATTCATTGGTAAACAATATAAATCGGCAAAAAGAAAATTAGATTTAGCTATTGTTTATGAACAAAATTTTGATGCTGCAAAAACAGTAACTAAAAATGGATCTTGTACATCATGTGGAGGAGGAATAAGATATTCGCATATATGTCCATTTGTTGATGCCGTTGGAGTTAATTTATTATTTAATAATCAAAATGAAGTTACTTCAGTAAACAACGTAATGTACACTTCTGGAATGAGTATTAATTATAATATTAATTGTGATAGAGAAAGTTTTATTTGTTCTATTGGCGCAAATATTTCAATGGCATTGGCATATTTAACCGCAATTGAAATATATGATTATGCATTAACAATTAGTCCAAATCAAAGAATTAATACATCGGTAATTATTAATCGAGGACAAAAGCCATTTGCGACAGCCGCAGCTGTCGAAGGTGTTGTGGCAGCAAGAGATATAGCCACAGAAAAATATAACAATGAATTAAATAATTTAATTTCAAATATGAGATTGCCAGAAGATAATCATTGCTATGATTGTCGTAAAAATATTAATTACATAGTTTCTCTTCCATAAAATGGTAACTGTAAAAGAATTAAGTGGCAGAATTGATGAATTAATTGCTGAATGGGAGTCAGGATTTGAACCTTTATTTAGAGCGGTATTTGATATTAAAGGTGAAATGTTTATTAGAATATTTGGAGAAGGAACTACGAGTGGTTTTAATAGCCAAGGCGTTGATCTACCAACTGTTCCATACTCAATAACACCTATTTATGTGTCAAAAGTAATTGCAGGAAATAAAGGGACTTTCGCTAGTACAAAAACAAATAAAATCGTAAAAAATAAAAGTAAGAATAGTAAGAGTGTTGGAACTAGGAAAAATGAAATTAAATCAGCATATTTTCCAGGCGGTTATGCACAATTAAAACAAGCTTTGGGCAAACCTGCATTAGAATTAACTGGATTTTTGCGATCATTTTTTTTAAAAGGCGAACCAATTAATGAAGGTTTTGGATCATATATCGTAATTGATGAATCTCAATCAGGTAAAGTTCAAGGCTTAGAAGATAAATATGGCATAATATTCGATATGACTGAATTTGAATTTGAAAAGTTCATTGAATATCATACAAACTATATTACAGAGTCTATAAATAATAAAATCGGAAATTAAAAATGACAATACTTAAAGCGTCAATTGATTATTTAAATAATAAAATAAATCAAGCTAATATTTTCGATCGCATTTATGGATTATGTGAATTAATTAAATCACCAAATGATAATTTCTGGGGATATTATATTGGCAATGGTCAGTATGAATCGATAAATAATTTTGACGCTAATAACGCTACATTGTTTTGGGCTAAAAGATCAAATGTTTCAATAATTAAAGTTGATAGTTTAACTACTACAGGTTGCGTTCAAATGTATAAGACAGTATTTCCATTGAATTTATACGTGATAGCTAATAAGAGCGCTTTAATATGCGATAATGAATCTAGTTCAGATTGGTTGGCAAATGCTATATTTAAATTAATATCTGGAAAAGATCCTATATTTAAAAAAGAGATTTCTGTTTCATTATTTGAAGTAATTCCAATAGCGTATTCTACTGAAGTAAAGAATATAATTTCAAATTATAATTATGCTACATTAGAAATGAAAATTGATATTGAAATTATTTCATCATCAAAAGAATCTTGTTATGATTTCTGTATTTAAATAATAATTAATTTTAATTTTGTAAAAAATAAAAATATGGCTGGCGTAAAAATCACTGATTTACCAATATTATCAACACCAAATGGCACTGATTTATTTTATATTGTTGATACAACTGGTAATGTATCATGTGCTATTACATTAAATGATTTAATTAATTCATTTGTTGGATTAATTCCTTATATACATTTAAATGGCACAACTGAAGGTGGACAAGGCCCGGTTACTGGTGTAATTGACTGCGAAGCTGGTGGTACAAAAGGTGCAAGAATTATTTTTACATATCCAAGTGGAGATATTATTTCATTCGGTGGAGAATATAATGACGGATTTAGTGATTATCCTACTATAACATTTTTTAATAATACTAATTCAGAAACTTTGCAATTATATATGCGAGGTGGAGATTTAATTTTATTAAATGAAACATTAGGAACGGGTACGAGCAATATAATTCAATCTTTTAGTGCATTTAATACTCTAAGAGTATTATATGGAATAGATGTTAATCAAACACCTGCTCAACCTGGTCCAGACGCCGGTAGACAAGTGATTAGTTGGAATAGCCTACCATTTATATCAAATGGTGGTTCAACTTATAAATCTTGGACTCCATTACCGACTCATTATTTTAATGATTCTTGCCAATATACTCAAACAGGAACTAATGCTCCAAATGTAGATTCTATATTTGAAACTCAAGTTGGGTTATTAATAGGTAAAACAGTTACGCGTCAATCTGTAGGGCATTATCACATTACTTATAACGTTGGGATATATGCAGCATATATGCCGACAAATGCAAACAAAGTCAAAGTTGTTGCTACAAGTGGCATAGATAACGCTGCTTGTATTATTGCTGCACAAGCTTCATTAATATCTGCGACAGAAGTTCAGATTTCTGTTTTTACAAGGGGGAATAATGGAAACCTTACAGATGGATTATTAAAAGGTGCATTTGTAGACGTTTATTGGTACAAGTAATATGTATTCAATTTCAGAAAAAGGATTATCATTAATTAAAAGCTATGAAGGGCTTAAATTAGAGGCATATTTATGTCCAGCAAAAGTGTGGACAATTGGCTATGGTTCTACATTTTATTTAAATAATTCTAGAGTAAAACAAGGCGATAAATTAAATTCAATAAATGAAGCTAATTCATTATTACTTCATTCATTAAAAAATTATGAAGCTTGTGTAATTGCTGGAATTAAAAATACTAACATAAATCAAAATCAATTTGATGCTTTAGTATCATTTACATATAATGTTGGATGCGCTGCTTTTATTAGATCTACGCTACTTAAATTAATTTTAATAAATCCAAATAATGAATTAATTAAAAATGAATTAATTAAGTGGAATAAAGGTGGTGGTAAAGTATTGCCAGGATTGACAAAGAGAAGAGAGTCGGAAATTAAACTTTACTTCTCTTAATTTTTTTTATTGATCTAAAAAAATAACTGTAATTTTTTTAGTTAGTATTGAAACAATAATTAGCAAATTGAATATAACTAAATATGATTGATGCTAATAAATACAAGAAACTATTTAAAATAATTCTAGAATATTGGAATTATACAATGGGTAGTTTAATAATGTTATCATCATTAATTTTATTAAGCTTTGGTAAAATAGATAAAGAAACATTTTATATGATCTTTGGCGCTATTGCAACAATTGGTTGGTTACCTAATAAAAGAAAGGAGCAGAAAAATGACAGCTAATTATTTAATTTTTTTAGATGAATTTAAAGGTAGAAAATTTGATACTACTTACACAATTATTAGACGTGAAAGAGTTGATATGATTGATTCATCTTTATATTGTAACGATACTACAATTAGTGAAATTGAAATGGTTAAAGCTATAAAAATTAAACCATTAATTAAATTAATTGATAATAAAGAGATCAAAGAAATTAATAAAATAGATAGTTTAATTGAAACTAATAATGATGTTATTCAATATAAGCAGGAAATAGAAATTAAAAAAGAAAATATAATTAAATTTGAAAATAAAAATGTAAATAATATGGGTCAAAACTTACTAAATATATCTGTATTATTTGCAACAATGTCATACATTGCAATATCATATACTGCTTGGATTTCTTTTTATAAAGAAATAAAAATGTTATTTAAATAAATAGTATTTTAGCTAGGTCCATTTGTTTTTTTAGTGTTTAGTAAATGCGACGACTTTATGTTGTCGCATTTATTTTTATTGTTATATTTTTATGGCATAAAACTTTATGCCGTGTCTACTAAATTTATATTACATAATTCCTTAGATATACTATATTGTGTATGCGATTTACAAGGTCAAATAATAACTAGCAATGATTTATTCAAATCATCAGTTAATCATATAAGACCTAAAAAAATAAATGATATTATATCTAATGATGATCTAGATGATTTCATTGATGTAATAAATAAATCTAAAAATAATTATTCAGATCCAATTAGAGTTTATTCAAAGACAATTCAAAAGAATGGATCTTTGAAATGGGTTTTATGGAATATTTATTTTATTAATAATACTCTTCATTTTATCGGTATTGAAATTAGAGATGTAAATTCTATAACTCAATACGAATATGAAAGACAAAAAAAATTAATAGAAGAATTTAGATTTATGTTATCGCATGAAATACGGCACCCATTAACATCAATTGCCGGTTTAGTTCAATTACTAATTAAAGATAAAGTAATTGATCAAGAAGAGTTTAACGAGTTATTATTAATGTTGGATAAATGCGTAATTGATTTAGATCAATCAATTCTTAAATTAGTTAAAAAAATAACTAAGCAATTATGATACTAAATAAATATTTCAATATAGATCCAAAAGAAGTGATACTAATAATAATAATAATCTTATTGGTAATATTCCTTTTTGATACTTGCAATCAGAATTATAAATTAAATCAACAAATAGATGATTTAAATAATGAAATCGATATTTATAGTGATCTAAATTCTGATTATGTAAAAACAATTTATAAAGATTCAATTTTAATTTATAGTCAGAAAATTAATTTAATAAATGAAAGCAAAGCTAGGCAAATAATTAATGAAAAATATTTAGATCTAAAAAAAACAAATAATAAAAATATTTCTCAATTAATTGATTTAAAAACAAAGACTAAAATAGATTTTGAAATTGATCTTAAAGATAGTCTGGTCAATGATTCAGGAAGATATAGATTAAAATTACCTAAATACTTTCAACAATCAAATAAATATTATTCTTTAAATGGAATGATCAATAGATTAGGCTATTTACAAATAGATTCTTTATCTATAAATACAAATATTATTTTATTTGAAAGCGACACAATAAAAAAAGGATTAATAAATAAATTATTTCGTAATAAAGATAAAGTATTAAGAATTAATGTTGACAATCCATACGTTAATATTTCTGGATTTAATAATTATAAAATAAATAACAGTAGAAATATTAAAAAAGATTTAATTATTGCTGCTATATATGGCATTACGTGCGTGTATGTAGGATATAGGATTAAACAATGATGTTAATTTTTTTAAATTGACAATCAATCATTTGCATATTTTTTTAATCAGAAGTGTAATACGTATTCAGTTAGTTCGTATCTTCGCAATGTCAAACAATTAAACACTTAAAAACATGGACACAACAAAATCAATTAATTGGGCTGAAATGCCTACTGATCAAGCAAAGCAATTGCTATTAAACATGTCTACTATTGATAGACTTGAGGCAATGGAGGATGCCCCTACAATTGGGAATCTTTATGAACATCTTAGGAAATTAAGTTCTAAAGAATTAATTCAAATGTACATGAATGCAAGAATTACTTGCGCAATGTGTGGAGGTCATGCAAAAGCGAATGCTAATTTTATTCAAACTCAATATTTAAGAGAATTAATTGAATGGTATAATTTACCTGTTCCTAATGATGATATTTGTTTTATCATGGGTGAATTTAATTCAATTGGATCTAAATAAAAATAATTGGGGAGCAGTATTCTACACTGCTCCCCTTTTTTAAACTTTAACAACTTAAAAACAAAAACATGTACTCACTTAATTGTAATTATTACACAGAAAAATTCTTCACAGTTGAAGAATTAATTCATAACGCAATTTCAAATTGTGTTGATTTAGATTGTGAAATTCTTTTTAATGATCGTCTAACTGGTGAAATTTTAGCTGATCTTATTCAATTGTAACTTTTAATTTTCTTTTTTAACAACTAAACACTTAAACAAAAACAATCATGGAAACAAATCAATTATTTGAAAAAACGTTCAAAATCTTGGACGAAACAGGTACAAATTTTAATGTATCTAAAGAGCAATTTTATTTTCCTAATGGCCACATTGCTGATGGATATTATGGAATAATGAGATCAGACAATAATAAATGTTTGGGATCTGTTGGTAAACGATATACAGTTTATCAAAATAGCCAATTAGTAGAACATTTAATTCAAGCAACTGAATTATTAAATTTAGATGTAACTAATGGTGGAATATTAAAAAATGGCGCTTATGTTTTTTATCAAATGGAATTGCCAACTGAATTTATTGGTAAATCAAATATTAAACGTCAAATTACTGCGCTTAATACGCATGATGGAAGTAAATCAATTGGATTTGGAAGTAGTAATACAGTTGTTGTTTGTCAGAATACATTTCATAAAGCATATCGTGATATGACAAAAGCAAAGCACACATTTAATGTAAATGAAAAAGTAAATGAATTAGCTAATGGTATTAAAAATACTATTGAGCAAGATTTATTATTAATGGATTCATTTAAAAGAATGGCAGATGTTGAATTAAAAGATGAAATGATCGAGCGAGTAATTAATAAAATATTTAATGTAAATAAGAATGATCATCAATCTGAAATATCAACTAATAAAAAGAATAAAATAGTATCATTTGCAAATGCATTAGAAACTGAAATTAATTTAGAAGGCAAAACAATTTGGGGATTATTTAATGCAGTTACCAGGTATACAAACCATGTTGATGGACCAAAAAGAAAAGATGATTTAAATGAATATTTAATGAATGGCCAAGGCTATCAAATCTCAAATCTTTGTTATGATGAATTAATGAAGTTTATTGAGAAGAATACATCATCATTCCAATTTTCAATTTAACATTTAAACATTAAACACTAAACAATATCTGGAGCGCATTAGAGCGCTCCAGATTAATTCAAACTCAAAATCCAATGACTAATATGGAAAATCAAATTGAAAGCGCTGAGCGCATTGAAACATTCTTCAGAGGCAATGACAATGGGAATTATTATTACTACGATCATTTAGGTGGATCTTTAATAATAATCGTTGATAATGGTTGTGAAAAAGGGATCTTCATAAGATGCGATTCACAATGCGCAACAATTGTTAGGCAATATCATAAAGAAATAATTAATGGTGTGCCAAAAGAATATCGATTATATGATGAATTAAATCGCAAAGAATTCTTTGCTGTATTAGATAAAGTAGAAGTTGAAATTTCACGAAATATTCCTTAATTTTTAAACAATCAAAAACTAAATAAAAATGGAAACTAAAAACAAACACATTGTTGATGTAGACAAAGAATCTATTTCTAATTATTTGAAAAAAAATAGACTTAGAAAAGGTTATAATCAAAAAAAATTAGCTAGTCTAATTGGTGTTTCATCATCTTGTATTTCTAAATTCGAAACGAATGCCTCAATGTTATCTGAAATAACTTGTAAGAAAGCATGCGAAGTATTAAATGTTAATTATGATAATTTAATTAATAATAATAGGCTATTTAATGATAATAAAATAATTAATAAAAGATATGAAATAAATAAACCAGATATATCGCATATACTTACTAAGGATGATATTATTTTAATGCTTCAATTAGAAGGATATAAAATATATAAACCTATTGTAGAAACTACTTACGTCGAATTAACCATTTCAAATAAATAATTAATCAATTAAAACAATTAACATGAATAATTTTGAATTAAACGCACCAGTAGGTGGATCTGGAAATCGTAAAATCGCTCCAGAAGGAATGCACATAGCTAGATGCTATCAAATAATTGATCTTGGAACTAGTGAACAAGGTGGACAATTTCCTGGCAAAAAACGTAAAATTAATTTCGTTTGGGAATTGCCAGAAGAAATGGAAATATTTGATCCAGAAAAAGGACAACAACCATTTATTGTCAAAGCTCAATACACATTATCATTTAATGAAAAATCATCATTACGTAAATGTGTTGAATCTTGGATAGGCAAAAAAATGGATGATCAACAAGCGGCTAAATTTAATATTGGATTATTATTAGGAAAGCCTTGCATGTTAAATATTGTGCATAATAAAAAAGGCGATAATATATATGCAAATATTAGTGCAATTACACCATTAGCCAAAGGTGTCACATGTCCTGAATCATTTAATAAACCAATTGCTTTTAATGTAAATATTCCTGATATGGAAATATTTAAATTATTGCCACAATTTATTCAAGATAAAATTAAAGAGAGTGATGAATTCATTAAATACATGGAAAATTCAATGAATAAAAATGATGAATCAAATTTCTTTAATGTTAATTCAGATAATGATTTACCTTGGTAATTAATAAACAAATAATGGGCGGTTAATTCCGCCCTATTTTTTAAACAATAAAATCAAAGCAAAATGACGACAACTAAATTAGCAATTCCAATTCAAGATCTTTACGCGGCAATTAATTCTAAAATTGTATTAAATGCTCAAAATGTTTTATCTAATGCACCTAAATCAATCAATGACAAATATGATTATGATTTGACTGAAAGCATTATGAGAACAATAAATGAAGCTATTAAACATGTTGAATCAGCGCGTAAGAATGTCACAATACCATTAGACGCGTATAAGAAATCTTTAATCGAAATAGAAAAAGAATCTACTATATTATTTACTGAATTTATTAGTAGTAGAAAAAAGATGCTATTAGATTATAATGAAGAATTAATTAAGAAACAAGAAGAGGCTAATAGAAAGATCAAAGAAGAAGCAGATAATATGCTAAAGCAAAGCGGGGCCGAAGCATTAGCAGATATTATGGGGCATTTTACTGATAAATTAATTAATGCAAATATTGAATTAGAAAAGCCTAAAAATATTAGAACAACTATTAAAGCAAGAATTAATGGAGATGTTGATTGGCGTACTGTTGTGGTAGTTTTATTGGCATCTAAATTATTAGAAGAAGAAGAATTATTAAAGCAATTACCAAAAGCGATGAATATATGTAATTATACATCAATAAATGGAATTGAATTATATGAACATAAAACACAAATATTAAAATGAATATTCTAATTGAGGCGAATGATATTGTTTACAATAGATCGCAAGAAAAAGAAAGGCAATATGGTCCATTTAAAGATAGCATGCAAAAAGCATCTAAAATAGCGTCATTAATGAGTAATAAAGATTTAACTGTTGAAGATATTTATAATTGCATAATAGCAATTAAATTATCTAGAGAATCATTTAGCCATAAAGAGGATAATTTATTAGATGCCGTTGCTTATATAGCATCATTAAATGATTATAAAAACTCACTTACGTTATGAAAAAAGCAATAATTGGAATATTAAATAATCCAGCTACTTCTGATAACTCACATTCAGCTGGAATGAATTACATAACATCTAAGTTGTTTGATGCGCCCATATTAAACGAGAATGATAATTGGAATGAATTTGATATGTTGATAATATATCATGGTCCTAATTTCAAGGAAGGTTCTTTTAATATTATTGGAGGATTTACTGAAGATGTATTTACAAGAATTAAAAAATTAATTGATTTTAAAGGACAAATAAAAACATTAGATGGTTTTCAATTAAATGATTTAATTAGAGTTAGGAAATTATATAATTATAATTATGATCTAATATTTGATCGTATTGAATTGCCTAGTAAAGATAAATTAGTAATTGGGGATTCTCATTCATTATCTGTTTGGCCTAATGATGAATTTGGAATATCTAGAAATGATGGTAAAACATTACATGGATTTCTTAAATTAAATATGGATTTAAGTCAATATAAAGAATTAATATTTTATTTCGGAAACATTGATATTAGATTTCATTTAGCTAGACAATCAAATCCAATTGAAGCAACTAAATATTTATTTAATAACTATTGTAATTATGCTTCAAAATATAATTCTTCTATAACTCAATTATTGCCAATTGAACCGGAGTCTAGGAAAATACCATCTACCGGTTTATATAAAGGACAACCATTTTTTGGCGATATTGAATTAAGAAAAGAATTAAGAAATATAGCCAATGATATTATGAGAAAATCTGGAATTAAATATATAGAATGGCCTGATTTTTTTCAAGATCATAATGGTGATTTGAGATTTGATATTATGGAACCTAAGCAATCAGTTCATATACGTCCTAAATATTATCAAAGAAATATTAAAAAACAATTATCATTATTCTAATGGAATATTCTTTTGAAATAAATCAAGATTTATTATCGTCTGTTGATGAATATCATTATAAAAGTATGATAATGGAAAAGCATATTATTGAAAAGAATTATTATAATGGAGATATTAAGACATCAATAGACGATGATTTAATTTTTAATGTTCCGATATATGATATGGGATCAAGAAGATATGCAGCTTTTTGTTCTTTTACTGAGGCAGTTTGGAAAAAAGAAAATGATGTAAAAGGAAATGGTATTTATTTTTTAGATCATAAAATAAATAATGATTTTGATTGGTTTATGTTATTTTATTTATTTAGATTATGTGGATCTGGAATTAATTATAAACCTAAAAAAAATGATTTATTTTCTTCATTTGAAGGCACACATGGATTTGGTAATTTTTGGATAGTAGATTTAATAATTAAAAATAAATATACACATCAAGAATGGCTAGAAGAATTAAAGAATATTAATAAACCATTTACCGATAATAAAGGATATTTATTACCTCAATTTTCTTTTAAAGGAATTAATTCTAATCATTTAAAAAAATATATTCTAGAATATTCAAAAGATTTGGTAGATCATCTTTTTAATTATGTTATTAAATCAAAAAGAGATATATATCAAATAACTGATGAAGGAAATAAATGGCTAAATAATAAAGGATTTAAAAAGCAGAATTTTGTTTTAACAGCTTTTGCTGCAGATCTAGCAGAATATTATCCTCAATTTGTAAATATAAATGGATTAGTTTATGCAGGAACAAATGCTACAAAATGTATTAAAGCCATATTTCCTAAAATAAATAAAAAAATAAGTGAATTTGAATATATAAATGAGGTTCTTCAATTCCAATCTAAGAGATATAGTTTAACTCCAATAGATTGTGAAGACTCAAGAAATTGTGATGTTGTAAGATATTTCCAAGAATACCAATCTAAATATCATATAGAAAAAAATAATGGAGTTGTAATGAAAAATAATTCTATTCTTAAAAAAATATATGGTCAAAATAAATATTACGAATTTGCAAAAAATCTAAAATAATGGCACATAATAATCATATAATTGATCGAATAAATAAAGATATAAATGTTTTATATCCAAATAGAAACGCATATTTAGAATTAACAAAAGATTTTAAATCTTTATTGCCAGATATATTAATCAAAGAACATGAAGGAATTAAAGTAGTTAGAGAAGATTTAATATTAAAAGGTGGAACTAAATCTAGGGCTGGAGAATTTCTAATTTCTCAAACAAAAAAGAATACTTTGGTTTACGTTGTCCCGCGTGTAGGTCATGCCGGTATTGCGATTATGGAATTAGCAAAGTTATATAATAAAGATGTTATTTTCTTTATGCCAGCGTGCAAAGAAATATCAGATCATCAATCTTATATAATTAATATGCAACCTAAAGATGTAATATTTGAAAGAATTGCAGCAATGCCTAATTTAAATCGAATTGCACATAAATATGCTATTGATAATAATTATGAATTTTTACCTTTTGGATTAAATCATCCACATACAATTGCTGGTTTTGTAAGAACATGCGAAAATATATTAAAAAATTATGATGAACCAGAAGAATTGTGGAGCGTAGTTTCAACTGGTGTTCTTACAAGAGGAATTCAAATAGGATTTGAAAATACAAATATGAAAGGCGTATGTGTTGCTAGAAATATGAAGCAAGGCGAATTAGGTAGAACTGAAATTATTTCTGAGCCATTACCATTTTTAAAAGATGAGAATAAAAATAATTTACCAGAATTTAATACAGTGCCAAGCTATGATGGTAAAGCTTGGAAATATATTCCAAAAAATACTGGAAGAAATATTTGGTTTTGGAATGTAGCCGGTAATATTGAAGCACCAATTAATTTTAATAAACAACAAATAAAATCATATAAATCATGGAAAAAATAAATTTAACAAATGAATTTGAACCAATTAGAAATTGGGCTCAAGAAAGAGGCATCTATGAAAAAGGTGATGCAAAAACACAATTCTTAAAATTAATAGAAGAAATTGGAGAATTATCAAAATCAATTTTAAAAAATGACGAAGAAGAATTTATTGATGCTATTGGAGATTGCGTAGTTGTATTAACAAACCTAGCTGCTTTAAATGGAAAAAATATTGAAGATTGTATTAATTCAGCTTACGAAGTTATTTCTAAAAGAAAAGGCAAAATGATTAATGGAACATTTGTAAAAGATTAATTATGGAATATATAGTTAGAGCAAAGAAAGGCCCTTATGATGGGCCTTTCTCAAAAAATATTATAACGTATTTTCTTGAGAATAATAAAGGAGAAACAATTAAATGGCATGAAGGACCTAATAAATCTTTTAATGCTGAAATTGGTGATATAGTAACTGGCATTTTCGTCAAGGATGACAATGTTATTGACTATAGAAATTCTAATATTCAAATTATAATTAAACAATTAAAATTAGAATTATGATTGAATCATATCATATTAAATATCCTAATGCTGATCAAGCATTTATTCATTTATATAATTATATTAATCATTATGGCGAATTAATTAATGGAACTAAAACTATTTTTAACATTGGATTTTACATTATAAATCCTAAAGATAATTATATTAAATGTAAAAATAGAAAATGGTCTAAACGATATGCAGATATTGAATGGGATTGGTATTTATCTGGCAATACTAATGCAATTGAATTATCTAAAATAGCAAAGATTTGGCAAAATCATTTGGATCAAAATGGGAATGTTAATTCTAATTATGGTTATCAATGGAATCAATCAAATCAAATAGATAATGTAGTTGATGAATTAATTAGAGATAAAAATTCTAGACGAGCATTTATAACTATTTATGATGGCAAACAAATAATTAATTCTTCAGCTACTGATTGTGGTTATTCTAAAGACACTCCATGCACTTTAAATATAGGATTTAATATTCATGAAGATAAATTAAACATGTGCGTTTATATGCGCTCTAATGACATCTGGTATGGGTTCTGTAATGATCAGTATTGTTTTAGTAATTTGATGCAATTAATTATTTTAAAATTATCAGAAAAGGGTTTTAATTATGAATGTGGATCTTATTATCATCATGTGCACAATATGCATATTTATCTAGATAAATTAAATAAAAACATATTTTAATTATGGACAGGGAAAAATATATTTATTACCCAGCATTATCAGCATCTAGAATTAAATCATTTTATAATGGAGATATTGGTTATTCAAATGCTGCATTGGATTTTGGTCAAACATTTCATTATCAGTTATTAGAAACTAAATATGAATTTATGCCAAAAGAAGTTCAAATAATTCATGATAAAATATTAGATCATCCAATTGCTAAATATTTATTTAATGATTCTGAAAAAGAATTTGCAATGGTTAATGATTTAAATATTGATGGTATTGATGTTAATGCTAAAGCGATGTTTGATTTATATAATGGAGAAAAGAAAATAATTGCTGATATAAAAACAACTTCTGCAAATAATTTAAATTCTTTTACTTCCGACATGATAAAATATAATAATCATATACAAGCAGTATGGTTCAGTATGGTTGCTGGATTTGATCCTAAGAATTTTTATTATATAGGAGTAAATAAAAAAATTAATAAAAATAAATTAACTCAAGATTGTATTTATGTCTATAGACATAGCGATCAAGAAATAGAACAAGGGCAATTTTTAATTAACAATTATATTAAAACTCAATGGAAAGAAGTAAAAAAATATCTTGGGGAAAGAAACAAAATGAAGTGATTATGACTACTGGAGAACTAATGTTATCAATAATTAATAATAAACAAAATTACACTTTCGATGAATGGATGGATTGTATTTATGAAAATGCAAAATTAATTTATAATTATATCCCAAATGGTAATAGACATACATCATCAGTGTGGCCTAGGAGAGCAATAATTGGTATTGCAGTAAAACATTGGAGAGGTACAAAATCATTAAATGAAATTGGTAGGGTAATGGCTAAATCAGAAAATAGAAAAAATAAATTTGATCATTCAACTTTAATTTATAATCTCAATAAACATGATGAGCATTTAAAATATAAAGAATTTGGTTATGAAGATTATTATATGCTTTATAATAAGCTATTAAATAAATGTCGTAGTTGTGGATTAATTAAATACTATGATAATGAAAAATGAAGAAAGAGAAATATATAAAGCAATAACTAATTACTTAGGTTATCAATACCCTGATTTAATATTTAGATTTGATTTTGCAGCTGGATTATGGTTAAATAAATTTCATGCAATGCTTCATAGTAAATTAAATCCAATTAGAGGTTTTCCAGATTTATTTATTGCATATAAGAATTTAAAATATAATGGATTGTTTATTGAAATAAAAACAGAAAAATCTTCTCCATTTAAAAAGAATGGAGAATTAAGAAATGGCGATCATTTAATTGAACAGCAAATGGTTTTAAATAAATTAAATGATCAAGGATATTACAGTGTATTTGGAATTGGCTTTGATAATTGCAAAAAAATAATTGATGATTATATGAATAATAAACTTTAAACTCAAAATAAAATGGACAAAAGAGACACATGTATTTTTTATAGATCAATATTTGAATCTATTCAAGAATTATCAAAAGAACAACAAGCAGATATTTATAATGCTGTATTTGAATATTGCCTTAATTTTAATGAAATAGAATTAAATGGAATATCTAAAACAATATTCAATTTAGTTAAACCGGTATTGGCAGCTAATAATTCAAGGTATATTAATGGAAGTCAACCAAAGACAAATAAATACATTAAAAATAAAGCAAAAGAAAAGCAAATTGAAAGCAAAGATAATGTAGATAAAGAGCAAAAATCAAGCGAATCAGAAGCGTATAAATATAAGAATAAGTATAATTATAAATATTGGAGTGTAGAAGAATTTATTTCTTCAATTAAAGAAAATGGAAATGATTATGATTCTAAGATGTTAAATGATTTCTATAATCATTGGAGTGAGAAAGATGCTAATGGTAAAATGAAATTCCAATTAGAAAAAACTTGGGAAACAAATAAGCGATTATCTACTTGGAAAAAAAGATCTGATCAATGGTCGAATAATAAAACAAATAAATCTTCTGTAGAACAAACCTCTAGATCTGAAAGAGGAATTAAATATTAATTATTATGGAAGATATTTTGTCTATTGAGCAAAGTGTATTATCTTATATACTTTCATCGCCAGAAAATTATAAAGATGTTTTAATTAAATTAAATGAAGATCATTTCTCAAATCAATTATGCGTAGATCTTTTTAAATTAATAACATCAATTAATCAAAAGCATATTGAGCCAAATATTATTACAGTTAAAAATGAAAATCAAAATAGGGAATTAATATCCAAAAAGGATTTTATTGAAATTATTAAATGGCAAACTTCAATTAGTTATTATACTCCAATAAATGATTATATTGAAATATTAAATGATAATAGAATAAAGAGATTATTATCAAAGAAAATAACAACTACATCTTTTAAATTAAATGATAATATAAAAGGCAATGATATATGCCATGAATTAATTAAAGATTTAAATGATTTATTAGATCTTAAAGAAGATAAAGAAGCATTGACTATGTTAGAATTAACTCAGCATGAAAGAGAATCATTCTATAATAGAAAAGCATTATCAGAATCAGGTAAGACAACTGGATTAAATTCAGGAATTAATTCATTAAATAAATTCACAGGAGGATTTCAAAGTGAATTTGTGATTTTAGCTGGTAGACCATCAATGGGTAAAACAGCTGCGGCATTATTTCATGCTTGCAATTTTAATGAGCCTGGAATTTATTTTAATTTAGAAATGAATAAATCCCAATTATGCCAAAGATTAATATTGCAAAATCAAGTTGATGAAATTAATAGTGCTAAATTAAGGGATGGCACATTATCAAAAGAAGAAATTTTAGCATTTGAAAAAACTGTTGGTGTAATAGAAAAAATACCAATTAAGATCTATGATAAATCTAGGTGTGGTGTACATGAAGCAATTAGAATAATTAAAAAAGAAGTTAAAAAAAATAATTGCAAATGGGTGATAATTGATTATTTACAATTAATGACAATTGAAGGCCATAAAGGAAATAATAGAGAATTAGAAGTTGCTGAAATTAGTAGAACATTAAAAGCCACACAAAAAGAATTAAATATTACAATTATTGCATTAGCACAATTATCTAGACAAGTAGAACAAAGGCAAAATAAAAAGCCAATATTATCTGATTTACGTGAATCGGGATCAATAGAACAAGATGCAGATACAGTAATATTTATTTATCGTCCAGAATATTATGGTTTAATTAATGAAAATACAAATGAGCCATATACAAATGAGGTATTTTATTTGTTTGAAAAACATAGACAAGGTGCAACAGGAGAAGTATTATTTAAACATAATAATACTATTACTAAATTCTATGATAATGATAATTCAATAATTAATAATAATAAATCAATTAAACGAAATAATTATTATGATGTAGAAAAAGATGATCCATTTTAGCATAAATGTTGCTACATATAAAAGTCTATGTAACGACATATATGTAGGTGTATTCGCGCAAAATGATCGATTTTATACTTTTTCTATATAAATTATTTAATTGACAATGAATAAGTTGTAACTATTTTTATTTGGTTTTGTAAAACGTATTCAGTATTATATATACATTAGCCTCGTTAAACAAACAACGACAGTCAAACACTTAAACACTCACACCATGGAAACGATTCTTGCAAAAGCAGTTAATCAAAAAAATCAGAAATTATTTAATAAATCAATTAAATTATTAATTCGATATAATGAATTAAATGATCTAAGAGATAGAGCAGGCGATAATGATGATGAAAAATCATATAAAAAATATGATCGTATGTGCGAAGTGACTTATGATAAATTTCTTGATTCTATGGATGCACTTCCTAAATACGAGCAAAAAAGAATATATGATTCTGAATTGTATTAATTAATAATAATTTTCTCACTCACTTAAAAACTCAAACATCATGAACACGATCACGGCAACAGTAGTAAAAATTGGACCATACGAAAATAATCCATCATTACTTGGTAAAACATTAAATGTTGATAGAATTGAAATTTGGAAAAATTATAATTATATCAATAAAGATGTTCTTTTAAATTACAATGGTAATATTGTTTCATTTCAAATGCATGAATTAGAATTTAATGTTTCTAATGAAGAATTAATTTCAATTACAACTTGTATAATATTTGAAAGCGATTTAATTTCTAAAATTTCTAAAATTTCAAACATTTAATTTTTCACTCACTTAATTTTTCAAACACTTAAAACTAAAACAACATGGAAACTTCAATCAACATCAACAACCTTTCAAATTCAGAAA